GTATTAAAAGTATTTTTTTCATGTAGAATAGTATAAAAAATCTAAAATTTCTCCAGCTACCAAGCCATCACCTGTGTCAAGCGTTACCGTTCCATCGCCTATAATTCCATTATCACTACCAGAATCGAAAGTACCGACCTGTATCTTCTCGCTTGTACCTGTCGGAAATACAGCAATCGGGCGCTTATATTGCCCGGCCCGGTAAACAGCTAATATTTGTTTACCTGATAAAAAAGCAATAGCCCACGTCGAACCTTCGCTGCCTGTTCCTTCGTACGTATGTAATTTAGTTCTTGCCATATCAAATGTTTGTTCAAATTCCACATCATCCGCAGGAACCTGACAGCTATCCGCAACCCAATTGACAATGATACCTACCTCCAATACCACGCCTGCAACCATATCACCTAAGCTCTCTGTTACAGGACTTATCACCGCACTGTTTGCAATCTCCCAATCATCCTGATACAGCGGATTCATCAACATCGCCAGCATATCACCCGCCACACTTGTCATATCACTTAGTACCTCCGTCTCATTCGCCTCTGTGTCTGTACTGACATTAACCAGGTCAACAAAATACAGCCTAAAATTAAACGTCTGTTGCTTCTCTGCCCTGTTGATAGTACCGGGTTGCTGTTCTGCAAATACCGCCGGATAAGTAATATCGGTCTGGCTATCAAATTCTGGAACGTCCCCCAGATAAAAATGATTAACCTGTCTGTGACTTAGGCTTAGGCTTTGCAACCGGCTTACCAACTGATTTAACGTTAACGGCATTTTGCGACAAATAAAGTTTTAATTTCTCCAGGTTCTTTTTAGAAATATTTTTGCTCATTGCAATTACAATTATTTTTATCTAAAGACTGACAACTGTGTATGTCATCCAAATAAACAGGCATTGAAAAAGATGAGTTTGCCGGGTTCACTGTGTCGATACCGTCGCCCGGTTGAACGTATTCAGGAAACAGCGTTTCAGTCGCATTTTGCTTTAAGTATAACATTAACCGGTTTGCATACCATTCACCACGCAATCGGTAATGATTAGCAATATCAACAAGTTCAGACATTGAAGGCAACTCAGTTGAATCGCCTACTTTCCTGATCACTCCTTTGTTCCAAAACTGGAAACCCATGCCCATAGGAAGCTGCGATATTGCGAAGTACATTAATGAATCAACTATATAATCATCTACCAATTCTTTATAAGGCGTAACCAATCCTGAAGCGTTTACGTCAACCAATATTTTATTAAAAAGAGCTGATCCCAGTATAGGATGAATGTACATATCCTGGGCGACCTTGATCTCAGGATATAAAAATTTCGGGTCAATATTCCCGTGAATAGTTGACCGCTCTTTGATCATTGTGTCCGACATTAATAAATAATTCTTAGACATTCGCTTTCTTTTTAATAACCGCCGTCACGCCCAACAAAATATTACTTACTTCCTTATCCTGATAAATAGTTCTTATGCGGCAATAATCCGAATAAGTTATTTGCTTCCATCCGTGAAAATTTCCATAATGGATATAAGCGTAAATCATATAGCTTTCTTTTTAACGATGATATTAGCAACCCACCTGTGCCTGCACTCTGGTAATATATCACCGCCGTCGTTCCAGAACCCGCCTTTACGATCCCATACACTAAAGCCAACACGCTGGCTTATTGATTCAATTTCTGCCCTTGTGTACAGCCGATCAAGCTCAATGAGCTTACGGCAAAAAGCCCGTGATCTATTTCCCGGCAATAACTCCGGCCCAACGCCGGGTTTCACTTCGTATGAATATCTGATAAATATATCCGCTGTTTCAGGTGGCGTTCTGCGATCTATCTGTTCAGGGTTGATAGTATGTTCAATGATAGCGTCAATACCGATCTTATTAGTTGTCTGACGTAATACCCCGGCTTCGGTAAGTGAAGTTATACGACCTTTCACATACGCAACTTTCTCGCCTATTGTTTCTGCGATCACTTCAGGTGTAATGCGTTTATCTTTTTTAATTAAATCAAGTATTGCAGAATCGTTACCCTTAATATCTTTGAACATTTGTTCTTCAGTTTCAAATCTGAACGGTTTAGTTTTTACTATTGCAAAGTTTTGCCGGGCTTCGCCATACTCTTCAAACATTTCAGCAACCTCCTGTTCATCTTTTGAGAATTGACCAACCCCTAAAAACCTTTCAATCTCCAAAGCACTCAAACCGTATCCGCTTTGAAGTTGGATAGTCGCCATCTCACGAGTGATTTTCCCCTGGCCGTATTGGCGGATAATTCTTAAAAGGTTTTGATTCTGCTTACCGGTCAGGTTTTTGATATTATCATTTACCATGCCCTGCGGAGTAATTGGCACTATACCGGAAGTGTTGGCAAGTTCGGGTGCGTATTCGTCAACATCAATTCCTAATTTTTCCAGCACCCATTTTTTCGGAAGGATAGAAATAAAATCTTTCGCATCAAGCAAAACACCGATAGGTTCAACCGGCTGTAACTTCTGCCCTGCAGGATAACCCATGAACGGCGCCAAGAAGTTTATAACCTCTTCAAGCGACATTTGTTTATCGTTGATATAAGTGTTCTTGAAAATCTCGTAAGCGTCCTGTAATTCACTACGACCGCCTAACTTACCTGGCTCCATGATACCGAACAACATCGGCGAAGTAACCTGGTGACCGCTGAATATCTCCGCCTGTACAGTTTTATTAAGCTGTTCAAAAAGCTTGTCAAGATCAGTAGTCGAAAGGTCCGTAACTGCAGGCGGCGTAGCCGTACCAGCGTTAAAGGCCAGCATCGTTTTGCCCGCATTACCTGAGCCGTTGAATTTCTTATTCCACTGCTTTTCAAGTTCCTGTTTTTGTTCCTTAGTCGGCTCTCCATTAAAGAAGCTGATCAACTTACCGGAAAACTGCCCGTTCTTCATTATAGACAGATTGTAGATTGAAATCTCTACGTCTGTCTCAATGTCGTTTAAAGCCCCAAAGTAGCCAGGTAGCGGGTAAACATCGCAACCAGGCCTGTATTCCTTATAACAAAAAAGTTGTGCGCCTGCTTTTTTCTCAGGATCGAAAGCTGGTATATAAACAGGCTTATTATCTTTATTGTAAATCTTACCCCAGTTTTTAGAATACCAGTATCCGTCCTGATCTTTCGCCTTCCTGATATGCTGGAAAGGCATGTGTGTCCAATTCGCTTTGCCTCCGATCTGCCAAACACATTGAAGATAAAACCCGCCGAACAATTCCATATCGGTTACCGCTTTTCGGTAAACCTTATTCGCTGTTTCGTTTGGATTAACCAATGGATTAACGGGCAAACCTTTACCTAAAATATAGGTGACCTTGCCGTTAATGATAGCGTTATGATTTGAAGACTTATCAAACAGGTAAAGCAACTGGTAAGGGAAAAGATTGTCTTCTCCAAAGTAAATCCAATCCTTAGATTTCACTTCTTTAAATTCAGGAACTTTATTATCGGCAAAGCCTAAGAAGATTATATTCGGTGTATTGTCTTCCATTAAATTACTATGTTTATTGATCCACCTGTACGATATAGATCACCTACAGCTAACCCCCCTGTTATAGCTGCTGCATTGGAAGCGAAATTTTGAATGAGTGGAATATTTAGGTGCAGCCCATTTAATATTATCTTCCTTACAACATCATCAACCGTAAGTAGAGTACCAAGACCTTGGTTAGCAACATCTCCAAGATATCCCTGGATATCCAATACATCAGTATCAAAAACAGTTCTAAAACTATCATAAATTTTAACATGTCCCATTTCGTAATCAATCGAAAGTGTAGTTTGTAATCCAACAAACCTATATATTCCAGGAGTACTTCCTACTAAGCCATTTACCCAGTCCGCTGCATTACCAGCGATAGAATTTCTTGCGTATAACCTCCCGGTATTATTGTCAATATAAATAGCGCCAACAGGGAAAAGCGATAAGTTTGTACTTAACGCATCACCATCTTCGGGTGCGCCTTCGCCCTGAGATATTCTATCGTTTAGTTGTTTGAAGCTATTAGCCATTATACGCTGAATAATTAGTTGCTGTATCGTACTTAACAAAAGCGAAAGGCGTAACCGGGTCAAGCTGCATAATACCCCGCTCTACTTCGGTCAGGCCTGTTACATCTGTATTGCTGCTACTTGCCTGTTCGTACACCTGGTATATCCATTGACCATTTGGCCGGTCAACGAACACCGTCGCCGTGTCAATCTCAAATGAATTATACCGATCAGGAAAGGCGCTATCATCGTCAAGAAAGTTATAAAATTTATTCACAACCTGCTTCGTCAAGATATGCGTGAAGACGAAAAGATAATACCCGCTGGTAAGGGTACGTTTTTCGTTTAACGTGACGGTGATAGTTTCCGATGATTGTCCGAGGTTGAATAAAAGCATATATGATTAAAAGCGGCAAGGTTGGTTTTGTTGCAATAAAAAGCCCCGGATCACTCCGAGGCTATATAATTCATGTGATTGCTGTTATACTACTGTAAGTCCTGCAATTATTCCGCTTGTAACTTCCAGCGCTAAAGTTGGCTGCTGCCCTGTGAAATTCAGCGTATATCCATTAAGGTCTGTTCCTGCTTTACCGGTACCTGATCCACCTGTTGCCAGGATCATAGGTTCAGGCCACCCGTATAGCCAATATTTATCGTTTCGATCTTGTACTACAGCGATCAGGTTATTTTGAGCTAAAAGAATTATTTCATTTCGCAAAGAGGCTTGTAGCTTAGTCAGGATGATAGTCAACGATTGATTATACACCACTACGCCATTACCTTCGTTCGCTTCAATGTCTTCCTTTGCTTCAGCGTTACCTCTTATCTGTTCATACTTCCAAAACCGTTTGTTATTCGCTTTGCCGATTGCTGTAGCTATTCCGGCTGAACTAGTTACGCCTGAAACGTTGGCAAACTCAATAAGCCAAACAGCTTTCGCCCCGCCGATATTATCCCGGCAATCTAAAGTATATCCTTGTGTTAAAGCACAGGCCATTTGAGATATTTAAAGGGCAGTGTTAAGCTGCCCGGTTAATTAAACATTTGAGTATTCAACGATTTCAGAAGGGAAGGCAATCTGCCAACCTCTGCGGAAACGGAAAGAATATTTAACGTTATCGTCATCCATGCTGTACCACATCTTAGCCTCTTCGTGTTCGTTCTCCATATCCACGCCTAAGTAAAGGTTGCGGTCAGGATCAAGAGCGAAGATGAAAGGATTGTCGCCGGTTGAAGACCCTAATCCATCAAGGCCGTGAACTGGTATCAGCTTATGTACTGAACCCTCTACCACCATTCCTTTTTGATCGCCTTGCCCGGTAACGTGATACAGGTTATCTATGAATACTTTTTGTCGATAAATTTCAGCAACATCATAACCTACGAATATGCTTATATCCGGGTTACCAACTAAAACAGGTTTGGTAGCGATAGCGGCCAAAATGTTTTGCATGATCGTCCGCACGTTCGAAGTAGTTACCGGCCCAGCTACTGCTGTAGCGGCTGTAACCGTCGCAGCTTTAATTATCTTACGCAGGCCATCATATTTATTCAGGAAGGAACTGCCTGTTGCTGTGTCGCCCTGCCAATCTGCAGTCTCATTGATACGGTTGATCTGATCCCGTATGTCTTCAATGATCTTGCCGGGTATTGTGCTTTCGTCATAGTTCTGCCCTTTCTTTAAAAGCAACTGTGTCCACTTGCTTTCAAGTGTGCGTGGGCAAAGTGTATCCTGGTACTTAACCGCTGCGGTTGTAAGTATCCGCTGCGTGAAAGCAGTGTCGCCACTGGCGTTAAATCCACAGGTAGAACCGTCCTGCGGTACAGGTGTATTGGTCAGGATTTGCAGGGCTGCTGAAGACTTGATACCCGTTTGGATATTAGCCAGGGCAGCCGTTTCGCCTTCAAACTGAAGCGCTGTTAACAGTTCTGTTGACTGTTCGTTAACGTAGTTCGTTAAACTTGATACTGTAAATCCCATTTGTATTAATTTTTAGTGCGAATTTTTTTTAATGTGTCAACCAACTTTTGGCGCTGTTCCTGAACACTAAGAGCCTTTTGCTGAGAGAATGTGAGTTGCCTATCGCCTACAGCATCAGCCGTTGGTGTCTTTGCCAGCTCTTCAACTATTGCGAATAATCCGGTTATAGTTTCTTTCTGCTCATTCAGCTTAACAGCCTGAGCATCCATGATATTTTTATAACCTGCAAGCGCCTTCGCTATCGCAGCATCTACATCAGCCATCTGTACACCGGCTGCAACTGGTAGCGCTGCTGCTGGCATAGGCATTGGTGCAGCACCTGCGGCAGGTACTACTGCTGTTATCAACCCGCCTTCACCTACTGTTATTTTTGTGCCGTCGGAAAGTTCGTGATCGCCTGCGGGTGCAGGTAAACCGGCAATCATTACAACGCCGCCAACCTCTAATTTATCAATTGTAACAGCGGTAACGCCGTCTTTCAAAGTGTAGTCAGTATTAAGTGCAGCGGGTGCGGCGGGTGCAACGGGAGCGGGTGCCGGAACAACCGGAGGAGCTACCAGCGGAGTGCCATCGAAAAATGTTTTCTTGAAGTTTGCGACCATCTTTTCTATTGCTGTCATAAAGCTGCCGTTTGAGAGTAAAAGCTCAGGTTTCTCGTATGTTGCACTTAGAATTTCTGCTACCTGCATTTCGACCGCCTTAGGCTTCTTCATGTAGCTGAATATTCCTTCAACACTGAAACCTTTTACTTCACCTGACTTTATCTTAGCCCATACCGCCGGGTTCTCAACTTTAGCGGATATAAACCAGGTCCCGTCCGGTAAATCTTCGAACCCTTTCATTGGCTGAATACCTCTTGACTTATCGGAGATGAATGATTCGAATATCGTAACGCCTTGCAGGGATAGCGTTGGATCGTGAAAAAGATTAAGATTCTTTTGATAGTCCTTTTTGAAAAACTTCAAAGCAATCTCTGCAATAGTTTCCTTTGAGAAAAAAACATTGTATTCCCCGCCTGCATCCCGGCGATAGATAAGTGAATCGGCTACCATAGCCGGGCCGGAGATTATCTGCCGCTCTACATCGGCGGCGAAGTCTAATTTGAAGTCTTTGAACGCCATGAAGTTCTTCTCAATGGCTGGCTTATCAACTAACGCCACAAAGGAAACTTCGACATCGGAAGTTACTTCCAGGTCTATCACCATTTCATAAGTTGGGAGCTTAGTCATACGGAAATAAAAGCCGGATTGTTAAGGTTGTTGCACTTAGTACTTTTCCTATTGCAAGGTTTGCCCCGGTGCTATACCTTAGCACTCTAAACAAACCAAAATGAAAACTCTTTTAATCCTTACCGCTTTATTCCTTGCTTCATGTTCTAAGCCTGCTCTTGAATCTAACCGGGTAGCTGCAGTCGCTTCATCTTATGTTAGCTCTGTAACTTTTTTCCGCGAGTATCCCGGTGGCCGTACTACCACTGGCATCAGTTACACCCTTTCTAATCTGGAAAATATTAGCTCAGTGTCACTTATCAGGAATACCCCTTTCGCAATATTTAAAATAAAGGATCCCAAAGAAGGCAGACAGGTATTACATGATTCGGCTGAATACCCGACTTATGCACAGTCGAGATTTTACCAGTTTGAAATAGTTCTTAAAGACGGTACTAAGATTTTA